TAAAACATTACTGCTTCATCTTTAATAGCAAATAAGTATTCTGCCACTAAATCGTTATGTTCATCTACTGCAATAACTTTCCAGCTATCCATCCAAACTTCCATTATCCATTCCTCATGTATTTCGACGCGGGTTTTAGCTCAATAAACTTCCTACGTGATTTAGAAAACTGCTTCATTGGAGATTTAAATTGTGTGTACTTCTTAGTACCAGTCGATTTAAAACCTACGCAATGACCATGTTCGTTTAAGATATAGGTGTGATTCAGGACTTTATATCCTGCATCATCCCATTGTGTAATTTCTTTTAAAGCCTTATACTTTGTAGACATAGACATCCATTCTTTCTGCGTGTCTTAGTGGAAGAAACTGATCGTATTTTCTAGCGTGCTTTCCGTCATTAATAGCGTGAACAGTTCTAGAACCTCTACCTTGACACTTAACTCTATACCTAGGAGACTTTAGTGGTTTAACATCTGTCCAACCGCGTTGAAATCTGGCGTTATTGGTCGCGTCTGTAGAAGCTGCCATTTTATTAATGGCTTTAATCGCTTTTCTTATTGACTGAAGCTCTAGCATATCACCAGCACTTTTAGTGTGAACTGTCATAATGTAGCTATCGCTGGATCTTTGGTTTGTATTTTTCATAATTTAATTCCTTATCAATTGTTTAATATAGTACTATTATACAGCACTTTTAACTATTTGTACACCTTTTTTTGCATAAATAGTATATAGATTCTATACGTATTTTATACGCCACTTGTCATGTGAACGTAAGAATCTTTACATTCTTCTAGCTTGTCGCCGCATGAACAAGTCTCAGACTCTTCGATTGAAGGAGCTCCAACGATAGATCTTACTTGATCTTCCGCGAGCGTCACTCCAACCAGACTTGCGATCACTTGTTCTAAATTCATATTTTCCATAGTTTTTCCTCTTAAATTCCTGTCCATCTTACTGTAGCTTTGTTGTAACCTTCAAGGATATTTCCTCTTGCAAAGTTAGTAGCTGGAGCGTTATATCCAGCAGCCATTAGCATATCACCAATCTTAAACTTCTCATTAGTTTTGTTATCGATGGCTTTAGGTGATTTTTTGACGATGAAACCGACTACGCTTGAACGACCGTCCGCCTGTTGTCTAAGCAACTTAATATAGTTTCTTCCTTCTTCGAAGACATACATATCAGTTTTAGTGTGCTCATACTTAGCATGCAATTGGTCTTGCATGATAGTTAAAAGTTCTTGGGTTTTTTCAATTAGTTCGTTCATATTCGCTTTCCTCATCATTTAATATAGGTATATTATACACCACTTTTATGGCTTTGTACACCTTTTTTTGAAAAAAAGTATACTTTTTTTATATCTATTTGTTATATGTAATATGGTAACTATAACTACTATATTACATCATCTAAGGGAAATATTTGATATATCGCTTCAGCGCAAGCTTTAGCAATTTCTTGATGTTCTTTCTGAGTGCCATTTGCCGCTCTCAACTGAATGTAATGAATCCAAGATCTTAGTGTTCCGTTGACATACATACGAGACATTGTCAAACCTTCAGGTAGAATTGCTCTAGCCTGTTCCTTTGCGATTCCAGCATTAATAGCCCATTCATAAGCGTGTTTACAACGCTCGATAATAACTTCTTGATACGATTCCCATATATGATGGATAGGATCATCTAGTGAAATATTTACTGAATTTTGACGATTCTTATCATCTTGCATTCTAGCTTCTCTAGTCACAAAGCTTAGATCTTTAGTAGGATCAGCATATCGCTGACTAAACTCTTGAAACGAAAAAGATCGATGTCTAAGAATTTGTCTAGCGATATCCCGAGTAGTATCGATTTCCATACAGACACTGGCCATCTCTAAAGGTGACCAGTGCTGGTGTTTAATCAGATACTTGACTAATTTTTCCGCGGTTTCTTCATTATTTTGATTATTTGGATTTGATACACGAGCGCAATATGCGACCATCTGTAACAAATCATCTTTCAATTCAACGCCAATTGCTGGCTTACTATACGAAACAACACGTACTTTAAACATTTATTAGTCCTCTTTCTTCACCAATGTGTAGATACCATATCCTAAACCGACCCAAGCTAACAACTTAGCTAAGCCTCCAAATAACACCACTGAACCGCAAACTGCGATCAATGCAATACCATCATGTGAAGTTCTTTCAACCAATCTAGCTTTTATCCAATCTAACATATATTTCTCCTATACTTTAAATTCCGCAAACGTGTCTTTATTTTCTCTATCCCCCCACGTTGCGATAGGTTTATCGGGGATACTCATATCTGACATAATATCAGATTGAGCAGATTCTTCTACATCGTACAATTTCATTCTTGCACGATCGATTCCGACTACAAATCTTTTGAATTTAGTCGGATCATTATATCTGTTTTTGAGTTGCTTTACCATTACCTGATTCAACTCGTCCAATTCTTCAGTCGCTATTAATGCAAACATCAAATCGGCTGTTGCTGGTAAACCGAAAGATTCTGATGTATCTTCAAGACCTACATCCGTATTACTAAAGCCGGAACGCGTAGTTTGAGTTGCTGTCATTATTGGCAGATTAAACTCAATCGCTAAACCACGCAACTCTTCAGCAATAGCTTTAATGTAGGTGTAACTATTTATACTACCACCCATAGCTTTCATACGAGATGACGAACATATGTTTAGGTAGTCTATGTATATAATATCTGGAGCAAACTTCTTTTTAAGCTTTAATTCATTCAATAAAGCTCTAAAGTGACCAGAATGTGCAGCACCAGTAGGATATTCTTTAATCAACAATTTACCAATTGTACCCTTTGCAATTTTCTGAATCTTTTCAGAGAATACATCTTTGGGCAATGATTCTAGTTGTTGAATAGGTAGATCCATAAGATTAGCATCAATACGTTCGGCGATTCTTTCTTCGGCCATTTCCATAGTAATGTATAAAACGTTTTTACCTTGTTGTAAAACTGAAGCAGCATTATGACACATGAACAAAGATTTACCTACACCAGTACCAGCAAGACAAACGTTTAGCGTCTTGTTCGGAATACCGCCTTTAGTAATTTTGTTAAAGTAATCTAGATCCCACGGTATACGTTCTTCTGTTTTATTATAGAAATCAAAACGAGCCGACGAATCATCAATATAATCATGGCCAATAGCTTGATCAAATGATACACCAAGAGCAGTTGAAAGTATTTCAGGTATAGCACCTTCAGATTTTTCAGGATCTTTGCCATCGATGATTCCAATAGAATCCATAATAGCAAGATACACAGCTCTATCTTTGCACCACTTTTCTGTTTCATTGATGAGATAATCTGTATCTAAATCAGTTTTATTAGCAATCTCGTTGATTAACATAGATGACTGATTTAATATATCTTCTGGTGCTGACACTTTTTGTAGCTCAATATCTAAAACCCTACCTGTTGGCAGTTTGTTATGAGATGCTACAAATCCTACAATAAGATCGAATACTACTTTATGCGTACCCTCAAAATATTCTTTTTGAAGATATGGTATTACGCGTCTGCAGTATTCTTCGTTATTGAGTAGATGACTCAGTACGTGTGTCGGTATTTCGTTTTTCAAGATTTGTCGTTCCTTGTTCAATAATATGTGTTAATAAATCTCCGAGATAATTGTTAAAATTCTCGTCGTTTCTCAATGTGTCGTGATCAAAATCACCTGGATCATTTATGTTATACGTAAATGATAATGTTGCAATATCAATTTCCGCTGATTCTTTAATAGATACAGTGCCGTAAATAAATCTCACACCATCATACGGCGAATTGTCGTTTAGATGAATTGCATAGAAATCTGATTCCGGATGTTCTACTGTAATATAGTGATTATCCATTCTCTTGCTCGATATCTAATTCAATGTCTAACAGTGGCTTATGACCGATTTGATAATGGCCTTTTAAGAACTCTTTAAAGTTTGTGCCATCAAATATTGGCTTCCAGAACTCTTCTTGTAAAGTATCTTTTTCTCTTACTTTAGGCTGAACCAATTCTCCGGTTTCCGTATCAACTCTGCAATACCAACCTACATTTGGTTTTTGAACATAACCACCGGCTAATGCCACATCTAGTAATCCTGAATATGGAGCAATACCACCTTCCCAAGTTACTGTAATAGGAATTTTAGATTTCTCTTTTACAAACCTTGATTTCTCAACGTTGATTACAAAGTTATAGCCTTTGACTTCCATTCCTTGCTTCTGTTGCTGTCTTCCTAAAATCCAGATATTATCCGCAGAGTAATAAATACCTGTTCCGCCAGATACAATCGCTTTAGGGAATAAACCAATTTCTTGATATGTGTGATTAACAGCAAGTAAAGGAATATTCTTCATAGCCAGATAAGGAGTGACCATTCTGAATAGACCTTTAAGTGCTTTGGCTCTTGACATATCAGCAACTGATTTTTCATTTAGCGCGTCTTCTAATTCTTTCTTAGAAGCTAGGTTACCAATAGAATCAATTACAACAATAACTTTATCGTTACGTTCAATGTTTTCTAGCTGACCTACTAAATCAAATTTTAGTTGCTCTACGTCTGTAATCGGCGTGTGCAATACTCTATCAGTATTAATACCAAACGACTCGAAATATGATTGCGGTGAACCAAACTCTGAATCATAAAATAGTAACACTGCATCTTCGTGTTCCTTTAAATATGCACCTGCCATTAATAAGGCAAATGATGTTTTAAAGTGTTTAGAAGGACCGGCTAAAACGGTTAAACCAGGACTTAATCCACCATCTGGATCTCCTGATAAAGCTACGTTTATCATTGGTACTTCTGTTGGTGTCATTTCTTTATCGCTAAAGAACACCGATTCTGAAAGAACTGCTGAAGATTTAATCTTAGAGTTCTTTTTTAGTTTGTCCATTACTGACATTATCTCTTTCTCCTACCGAATTGTGTTTGCTCTTGAGACCTTACTTGTCTCTTATGGCGCGCGATTGCTTCGGCCTTTTTGCGCTTACGTTTTGCTGTAGGTTTCTCATAGAATTCTTTAGCACGAACATCTTGTAAGATACCCGCAGCTTCTACAGCCTTTTTGAATTTTCTTAATGCTACGTCAAAAGGCATATCTTGAGGCGGACGATTATCTCGGTTACCTTTCCGATTTTTGTTGAACTTTCTCGGTTGAGCTTTTAAATTTATACTTGGCATATTTCCTCTTTTATTAATTAATGTGTATATTATAACATGAAATCAGTCAATTGTACACAGTTAATTCCCCAATTTTTGCGTCTATATGACTCAGGAGATAAGTGTACTGATGATGTGCTTTCCATATGGTCCTTTGCGTATGCTTCACTATTCATTGTGAGCCACTCTTCAGGATATTCAACCCTCTTCATACCAAGTTCATCCATGTTGGAAATCCATTGGTTTAAAGCGTTGATTCTTTCTTCGCGAGAACCCCAAAATGGTTTATCTTTATAGTAACCAGTTTTTGGTAGTTTTCTCTCTTCGAATTCTATTGGCCATGGTGTTGAGTATTCTACTTTTATTCCTTTACGTTCTAACTCGTCACCGTATTTTTTCCATTCTTTTAGCATAGGCATACTATCTGCATTCAATCTACAAATGTGATGTCTAATATCTATATTGCCAAATGACATTGTAATTCCTTTCGGCATACATTCTAATATATGTTTAGTAACATATTCAAAGTCAGTTTTTATTTGCCCGTTAAGTGTTAGCCCATCAGTTTTTATCACCATTGAACTGTCCTTAGAATATGCAGCAGTATGGGAATCGCCAATCGTCAACCAATGTAAATCTGCTATATCTGTAGATTTTAACGTTCTTGCAGTTGCGCACTTTTCCGATACTTTATCACACCAGTCTTTATCTAATACATCTTTACGTTTCTTGAGCATTGCGCCATAATCTGGCATATCGATATCTAGTGAATATACAAGCCTTGCTTCTAAGAAATTATTTATTCTTTTTTCGAGATCTTCAGTAAACCCACCAAATAAATTTAGTGATCCACCGAAATTGACACCGTGATCTAAATACAGAACGTCAACAACATCCGCTTCGTGATTAATACCTACATCTAGGTTTTCAGACCAAGTTCTGGCCCAACCGTATCCATGGCTATTTTTCTTTTTAGGTATTTTATTAAAAGTTCCTGTAATCATAAATTCTTATCCCAATCTCTGTAACTATCAACTGTCTCGTATAGTGTTTCATCTGTTAATGTAGGCTCTGGTCCTACATTCCAGAATAATATATTTCTTCCCGTATTCTTCGGTATAAACTTCCATACTTTACCGTCATACGTGTCAATACAAGGAAATGGTGGAAGGTTTTCTGTTTTCTCAGAAGCAGTAAACGCCTTTGGCTCACTTATAACTTCTGCTCTACCCAGTTCTCCGGCTTTCATATTTCTCGATACTGCAACAGATGTAAACTTGGCATTAGGCCATGCTATTTGTAAAGCTCTCGTAAGAACTCCAGTTGATGTGGCCACATATACTTCGTCTGGCTCTCGAATTGCACTCGCAACTTTAACCATACCAGCAGTAACCATTTCATGTTTTAAACCTAGTGGTACAAAATAGTAACCAAGTTTTCTTGAATCTTCTAACGCTATTTTATTTAGGTTTGGCATTGCTGCTATTCTATGGAAGCTTACGTCAGCTCCTTGCTCTATACAACAAGCTTGATGGTGTGAAATCTTTTTACTAGATGGCATATACAATCTAACTTTTTTGTTATGTCTTTTAGCAGCATCTAAAATACTCACACCGGCTAAACCGGTTCGTGGTTGAACATACGCAATAGTATCTTCTTTAATTGTACTAATAAGACAATCGCCGCCTCTAGTTTTAGTACCGACAATCATATCATCTCGTATTACTCTAACACCTTCATGCAATACTTCTACTGGAGATGGATTTGGATCTTCCCAATTCTTAGCCAAATC